AGGTTTTCGCCTTAATAGGCTTTCACCGGTGCGCCTTTCAGTCGCGGGGATGGTCCCGTGGTTGGAAGGCGCATGGCTACGCTCGGATGGAAGAACCAGTTTGCGTAGTCGAGGGTGCTCTTGTCCGGACAATACACAGTCGAAACAAGATAGCGGAAGGAGCTCCACTTCCCACATATAAGCAATGAGAGTACTTTTAAAACCGCGTGGTTTGCGAGCCGCAGGTGCCAGTTCAAGTCTGGCTCCCGAGGGGATAACGTACCAATGGTACCCCAGGGAAGTTCTTTAGTGTCACCCATGCATGTGAGTAATCCTGGCATGGGTTTTGGCTCGAGACACCGGCGATCGTATACCAGTGAAGATATAAAGTGTGATTGCCTCTCAGGCAACCTCATTTTCTCTTCTCAAACGCGCGTTCCATTTAATGATATTATGAACGCATTTGAGAATAGAAATACCCAGGACAGCGAGTCCAATACCCTTATGAACAAGGGCGAGTTATGCCAAATCTCTCGCAGCGAAGCTGCAGTAAAGGCAGAATGCATCCACTCTAGTGATGCACCGGCGCAGGATTGCACCGGCTCCGACAGCGAGGAGTATAAAGAACAAGCTACGAACACCGCCAGCAGCCTTAGCAACGATCCATATGATGAGGGCGCAAGTCAATTTGACATAGCAAACTGGTTCGAGTGCATTGACCCCAGTGATGATGGACTGCGTAGTTTAATCACGTCTGACCTTAATCCGCAAGTAGAGGAATGGAAGAACACTGTCACTAATCATGATGGAGTAGGGGTTCTGGAGATGATGGACGAGGTAAGCCGGCACAGCATATTCGTGTGTCATTCAACCACAAGCACATTCCAACACGTGCTTGATTTCATAACACATGTGCTGCCCAAGTTTGTGTTTAAAATTATCTCCGCGGTCAAACTCAGTGATGTTATAGGGTGCACAAAATGTGTCACCATCTCGGCCATTGGGGTAGGTGGGGGGAAAAAGAAGGGCAAACCGACTGTCTTCAACCAGAAGAGAGTGAGTGCCAATATCCAGGACGTTGACGCCAAGCTTACTAAGTGCGCTCTCAGAGGGCTAGTAGCCTGTGTTGACCCTTTCAATGCAGCTGCCAAGGGAGCGTGCAACGGAAGTGCTCGCAACACAGGAGAGACGTTGAAATATGATGTTCATGTTAGAGTCCCAATCACAGTGGGCACGGGCAGGCTTGGGGTATGTTTCATCAGCCCTACCAATGCTTACGATGCCATATGTCTGATGGCTAGCAATGCAGGTTATGAGGCCACTGACGCCATGAACATCATGTCGGCAAATAATACGCCAGTTGCGGGCATTAATGGCATAACGTTACCAGACGCTACGCCCGGTGTTTATGATCTAACGTCGCTGACAGGCTCTAACGCTCCTGCTCTAGCTGGGAGGATCTGTTCCGCTGGGGCCAAGCTCACTTACACCGGAACCACGCTCAATGAGGGTGGCACTGTGGTGGGATATGTTTCACCCGTCCATTCCAACGTTGCAGTCAATCCTGGTGGCGGCCCTATGACTTTCGGATCACTCCTGGCCCTAGACGATAGCAGACTTCTGAGTCCTGATTCCCCACCACTGGTTGCATTCCCCGTTTGTGCTGATGAGGTCAATTTCCCCGATCCACAGAGCAACAGCACCAACACGTACATGGTTTACCCATATTCATCTAATGATGATTACATCAACGGGTACACGTGGTCATACAATGGCGTGGACGTGGGATCACCCACCATGCTGATAGCCATCCAAGGTGAACCTGGCAACACTTACATCCTTGACTATGTGCAGCACATGGAGCTGATAGGCGAGAAAGCGGTTGGTGCCACATCAGGGGAATCCGATCCTGAAGGGTTTGGGCATGTCTATAGCACGGCTGCCAAAGTGGCAAAATCCCTCGCCGAGGCCACTTATTCAAGAAAGGGCGCAACAACCAAGAACATTTGGGGCCTGGCCCGATCCACCATGATGTCGCAGTTGAAGAAGGCAGCCAAGGTGGGAATACCTGCCGCGATAGACGCTGTAATGGTTGCCTTGGCCTAGGGAATACAATGTATAGCCATAAACGGAAAGCCGTCATTTGGACCCGTGCACATATCGAAAAATAATGTAAATAACAATGTAAATACTGCACATAAATCAATCACAAATGTAGAAGATATTGTGAATAATAATGTTGTAAATAACGTCGCAGATATGACACCTAGACACAGGATTACGGGGGGTTGTGGAAAAGGCTTTGTAAATAATGTCTATATGTATATAGTGATAGCCCTGTTATTCTACCCACAGCCAGTTGTCGCCCAAACCATCCGGTTGTTGTCACACTGTGATTCAGTTGCACTGGTGGTTATGGTCCTCTTGAACTTAGCCATGATCATCAACTACGACTTCCTTGGGTGGTGTGTGATTTTCACAGCCAGTGTTAGGTACTCCCTGTTGGTTCTTGTAACTAAGTGTTGTCTGTTTTTCACGCGTTACAGATCCCCGATCGCACATTGTTTTTGCGCATTTTTTTGGGGTCCTTTAGCAGTTAAAGCCATTAAACACATTGTGGTTCATTCCGCTCTCAACGGATGGCAAGGGGAGGTCACCGGTAGCGATGATCTTGACGAGCCCCGCCGTATGGGCCGCAGAGAGAGAAACAGACAGTTCTTCGGTGGTAGTTCCAGAAGAGGCGGAAACGCCTTTGGCCCTAATTTTTGTCCATATGAGTTCAGGGATGTCTGTAGGATTCCTCATTGTCGCCGAGAACATAGACCCCGTGACCCCGTAGACGATCATAGACCGGAGCTGGGTGCCCCCCCTGAGGAGCCATGGGGGGAACATGATACGAAGGTGATCGAGGAGGTCACCATAAAGGGGACCCCACCTCTACAACCATTGGTACTCCTGGCAGAACGTATAGCAGCAGAGTATAATGCGCATCCGGCTTACCACGTTCGTCCAGAGATTGGTGATTTGTTTAGAGGTGTATTGATGATGATTCTAGGTGGTATTGCAATCCTTTGTAGGTTTGGAGCGGGCATTTTCGCCCCCACACCAGTGTCACCGTTTGATGAGAGTATTGGATGGACGCTAATGCCCCACTCTCTCACCAACACATCAGTTAACCCCGATCATATCATTGGATACACACACTGTCGCACTGCGCACATATACCCCACCCTCCTATTCTATTTCAGAAAGAAGGTCACCCAAACCAGAGTTACAAAGTACACCTATAGCACATTGTTACGCAATGCGATGTTGCACTACTCTAGTGGAGATCAGGTTATTGTGGCCGACACTGTGTACTTCTACATAAATGAGGTGAAGAGACATGAGGTTTTGTCATCGACTCTGGTCGATGCCACTCCATGTGGACCTCCATCCACATAGGGAATTCGCAACCTGGGTTTTGGTGCTATCCAGGAGAGTGAAATATATAAGTGGCGTGTCACCACTTGCACTGTGAATAAAAACTACATGGATAATGGTAAGTTCCGTGTTGCTTCGGGAAACGAGTTTTACGGCCTAGAAGGTTTAAAGTTTCCTGATATGTATCAAAAGGAGGATGGCACGTATCGAACTGTGTTCGGTCCCGTCTTCTACCACCCTGGTTTGATATACGAATCCTCAGATCTGTCGCTGAGTCAAGCTGCTAAACGACAGACCGGCAGCAGGGAGCCGGATGTTCCTGGATTTCACGAGTGGCTTTGTGACAATCAGTTCAACTTTGTTAACCACAACGAGACGCTACGTAGTCTCGTGGGCGAGCTTAAGGAGCTTGTCACTGCTAGGTCATTAGAGCTAGCAGATTATGGAGAACTCACTAAGAGTTATGTGGAGGAACCGCACGTGAAGAGGTTGGAGAGAATATTGGCTTATGAATCATCACTAGAAGAACTGGGATGCGATCACGCCACATTTGTTACTTTTCTTGAAGGTAAGGTCAAGAAGGATGAGGTGGCCAAGTACAACAAGTACGCCAGACTGTTTGTCAGTCTGGGGCCCACTAGTATTCTCACTGGAGGTTTTTTGATCAGATATATTAAGGATGCCTTCGTGGTCTTTAAACCACACTCATGCCGATTTGTGCCCGGCCCCCGTGTCGATCATCTCACAGCTTTATTCGAAGAGATGATGGACCCTGTTGAGGATGTGTTCATGGGTTATTTCTCAGATGACTCATGCATAGCCATAAGGTGTGTTGATGGAGTTTTTCGAGCTGAGGTGGATTTCTCCTCCTGTGACGGCAGTCACATGGAGGTGATGTTCGACCTCCTCGTTTCACTGGCTGCAGATGACTGGCGACTTAAGAGTCGTCTGCTTGCCCTAAAGAAACAATGCACCCACACTATGACTTTGCGGTCCAGGTGCGATCTGAAGGAACTGGTTGTCAAGCTTAAATTGCTGGCACCTGTTTTGTATTCAGGTAGTACCTTAACCACAATCCTTAACAACCTAGCCAATGTTGTGTTGTACTCCAGTATCAGAAGCTTTGTAGACGAGCATCCACTTAATGTGTCAGATTGCCGTCGATTGGTCATGGAAGCAGCGAATAATTGTGGCTACATAGTGACCTGCGATCCAGTGGAGAACATGGAGGAGCTCACGTTCCTAAAATACTTCCCAGCCGTCACACCTCTGGGCATCGTCCCTTGTATGGCCCTAGGTGTCCCCCTGCGAACTATCGGAACTTGCCGTGGTGATTTACCTGGCAGGAAATCAGAGAGTTACTGGGATAGAGTAGATCAATGGAATGCAATGCTTATTGCCGCATACATTGACGCTGGTCAAACTTCAATTATGATAAAGCTTAGAGAGCTTTATTCCGACATTGGGTCCATCAAAGGACAAACTGAGGGTATGATGAGGGCAAGGCTAGCCAAAATTCTACCCTTCCATGAAATTACGAAAACGTGTAGTTTTATACCCGACGAGCACCTTGCTTTACGATACAAGTGTTCCGTTGAAGACGTCGCAGAAACCGTCGATATGATATGCAAATCCCCTCGGGTCCACATACGCTCATTTTTCACTGATTTAGTCTTTGCCAAAGACTATTCCTTGGTGGATCATCAGTTAGTCGGTATGGATGGAGGATTGTATCATAATTCCTCAGGTGTAAGCAAATATATGTAGTGTGTTCGCCCACATGAAATGAG